CAGTATAATTATAATTATACTGATTACCAGCTTGTGCACGCACAGGCCCTTGCATTACTAGATAGTCTTGGGGTTGTTTACAACCCTCGGATTATATGGGATGCATTGCCTTGGTCATTTGTAGTCGATTGGGTACTCGGCGTAGGCCGATTACTTGATCAATTCCAAGTGCGTCAGATGGAACCGCAGATAAACATACATCGGTATCTGTGGAGCGTCAAGAGGGAACGCCGAGTACTCGTTACCCGCCAAGTGGCGGATAGCTTGTTACCCGATCGCGGTCCGACTCCGAAGCGCTCCGTAATACCGTTACCAGTAGTCGTATCTACGGCTTATCGCCGTAGTGTCGGACTACCGTTAAGAAGCTCAGTAATACTGAGCGGGCTTAACTCTAACGAGTTCAGTCTAGCCGCCGCGCTGGTTTTAAGCCAACGTAGACGGCCCAAACACTGAGAGCCAAAAGCTCTCTTGTCCAACAACATAAGCATGCTAGCAAATACGCTAAACACGAACGAAGTCAAGAATTCGGCAGGGACTGAACAAGAGTTCAGTCGCCTGTCGAGCGGCCCTGGGCGGGAAACTGTGTATAAATTAATCACAGAAACTCCCTATCTCCAGCACCGGCTCTCGGTTAAACACCAAGAGACCGGTACGGGGATGAATCTTCGTAGGCGATCGGTCGTGCGAGTTGACAAAGATGTCATATCGCTCGTCGATAACGTTACGAAAGTTCGGGCATCAGCATACATGGTTCTGGACTCCCCTGTGGGAGCCTTGACAACGAATGCTGAGCCTACCAACATCATCGCGAATTTGTTGTCATTCTGCGCCTCCCTAGGCGCAACGACGACCATTCTCTACGATGGTACCGGTAACGGCGCCGCGACCCTTCTTAATGGAGATCTATAGACCCTAAAGGTCTAGATAGACGTCTCCTTTAATGGGATCATTCAGGCAGCGTAGGACAAGCATGGAGAGGCTCAATAGCACCCAAGCTATTCGAGGATGTTTATTAGTTATATGAACTGTATTCATGTGAGTTTTCGAACTCGACATGTTACATACGTATAAGTATATTCGTCCTTCGGATACCGAGGGGTTAGCATTGGTCTTCTTCATAATCTTAGTCTTACGCTGCTTCGTGGTTGGAGTGCTAACCGCTGAACAGGCTCGAAAACGAGCCGTTTGGTCCGTCATTGTCGGGCACTCGCACGATAACGATTTTATTGTTTTTTACAATAATATCGACTACCGTGACGACTGTCCCTTCTGTGTACGTACCGTTCAGGTTGATTAGCGGACTGTTTGGCGCGTCACATGCGATCAATACCCTCACCCGCCGCAAGGCTGGCTTGGACTTGATCACTTCTGTGCGCTTGATGGTTTGTGATAAGGTACTCATTGTATTTTATTACGTCCCTTCCACGTTCGTTTAAAACGGATCGTGGAGCGTATGCATGCTCTAGGAGGATTACCATATGGTGTCCAATAAGAGCCTAGATGAAAGTAAAATCATCGCTGCATATCTCCACGACGTTCATACGTCGCATGGGGATGTGTTCAACATTCGGGCAATGCGATTGACTGTTAACAAAGTCAAAAGCAGAGTCCAGAAGGAAGGCTTAAGTTTTCTTACGAAAACTTTGCCCCGTTTGGGCAAGAGCTTAGATAAAGCCCTTGCTCAGGTTTCTAACTTAAACGGTACTGAACTAGGATTCAAAACCCTAGCTGGTACTGAACTTCCCCTATTAATGGGTGAGTTCTTTAAGTTAGTCCTGAAACCAAATGGGACTGTACTTCCTTCACCGTGTGTAAGTTCCGTCAGAGTACTTCGTGAGTTCTTATTTATGTTTTATAAATATGAACTCCCTTATACCGATGAACAAGAACATGAAGTCGTCCGTAAGTTTGAAAAAACGGAGGACGACATTCGACAAACAGACCAAGGACTACAAAAGGTTCTTGATTCTGTTAACTGCAACTATTCCATACGCCGAAACGCTAGTAAAACTAGCAAATCGGTTGCTGAAATAGTTCGCGAGGCAAGAATATTACTTAGTAATGTTTTTGCTTCCTTTGATCCGATGGACATTTATCCTAAGCACGGACCTGGAGCTGTTGCTACAAAGCAAAAGCTCTGGGGTAAGTTCTTATGGACGAATGTTTCGGCAAAGATCACTAGTGTGTACTTACTCGACCAGTATTTTTACTCGTCGCTAAGTCACGTTTGTGATAGATACGAGGGGTTTAAAGCCCTCGGGGAAGAAGATCTTCCGGCACGAGTTATTCTCGTACCGAAGGATTCTCGAGGCCCACGCTTAATATCTTGCGAACCCGTTGATTATCAATGGGTTCAACAAGGATTAGGTAAGGCCATTGTTGATCATGTGCAACGGCATATCCTGACAAGGGATAACGTCCGCTTCACTAATCAGGAACCGAACAGATGTGCTGCTTTGTTAAGTAGCATAGATGGGCGGTACTCTACTCTGGACCTCAATGAGGCTTCGGATAGAGTAAGTCTCCTGTTAGTTCGCCTGCTGTTCCCGGAACACTTGGTTAAGTGTCTCGAGTCATGCAGAAGTTCGTCGACGATGCTCCCTGATGGGAGGATTATTCCACTCAGTAAGTTTGCTCCGATGGGAAGCTGTTTATGCTTTCCTATCCTTGCACTCACTATCTGGGCAATCCTCACTGCGGGCGCATCTGACGGGTATACGCGAGAGCGTATATATGTGTATGGAGATGATGTGATAGTCCCCACGGCACAAGCCGTGAACGCTATCGAACAACTCGAATCATTTGGTTTAAAAGTAAACCGTGACAAGAGTTGCATCAGTGGACTCTTTAGAGAGTCGTGTGGCATGGATGCCTTCCAAGGCTCCGACGTCACTCCGGTCAAGTTAAGGACCGTCTGGTCAACATCTCCGTCGCCTAGCTCCTATTCTAGTTGGATCGCTTATGCGAACTCCTTCTATGATAGGCGGTGCTTCAATACCTACGATTATATCGTAGGGGCATTACGCTCAGTTTATGGGCGTATACCGGGAAAAGACATGCATTTAGCATGTCCTAGCCTTAACGAAGTACTTGAGCC